CACTCTCTTTCTTGGGTATCGTCGAAATTAGTAGAGGAAAGAAGTGAGCCGAAAATTAGCTCAGCTGGATACATATCATGCTTTTGTAAATATTCGATATGGATACCATCACCATCATTGTAAAATTCGATTCCACCATCTTCAAGAATTTTAATTTTAATTTCTTTTACGGGTTTATGTTTAGATTTAGGAGAATCTATTATTTCTTTATCCATTCGTTTTTTATGGTCATGTGCATTGACTATAAGTTCATCAAAACATTTATACCAAGCGGGTGAATAAGAGATTTCTTTATTTACGATTCTATTATTTTCGGTGTCAAAAGTATACGTATCATTTGGCTCTGGTTCACAAGACCCAACATAAGTATCTGGCTTAGTATAAATATGGATTTTATGCTCCATCTTTTGATAAATTTCATCGACCTTCTTCTTGGGAGATTTTTTCACCATTATTTTTTTCTTAATAAGCATCTTTAATAATAATTAAAGGGGTGCCTTTAAATAAATAATCAAATTGTTATAAAATTATATAACATTATTCTATACCCAAAGATAGATAAATTCTTATTTTCAAAAATAAATAGTTATTGTGTATATATTTTTTTATTACGGTGGTGTTGATATATTATTATAATTAATTTAGAAATGATTAAAATGAAAATTTATTGAAAGTAGACGGTATTATAATTCTTATAAAATTATATATATTTAAAGACAAGCCCATAATAGTATATGTATTATGAAGAACAAATATCAATTGGTCAATATTTGTAATAATACGCGCAGCAAAAAAACATAGCGGAGGGGGTGATATAATGCATTATTCACCCCCCCCACACTCACTCTCTAGTGGTGACGCACAAGGCGTCGTCATTTTTAATCAAGGCATCTAAATATTTAGACAGCGAAGTGGCTTAATTGTATTTAAAATAAGTCCTTGATTATTTTTCTTCAGCTTAGCTCAGTTGGTAGAGCGACAGACTGTAGTCGGTTTAAAGGATACCTTTGTTATCTGTTGGTCACTGGTTCAATTCCGGTAGCTGAGAAAATTTTATTTTTTAATAAAATAATAAACTTTTCATAATCCACAACAGTCTTTCATTATTATGGTGAAATTTTTGCTTCAAATTCATTATAAGGCTCAAAATCTAAATATGAAGGGTATTTAGTAGGAACGTTATTCCCAACATTAGAGCTATAATTATAGTATGTGTGGGTTTTATTCAAATCATTATAAATAGTTGAATTATCATTTGTATATGCTAATTCATTTATTGAATTTAATAATACTATAGTTACAACAACGATAGGAATCGGACAGCAACATATAGGCATCATTAGGGAGAGTATACATAGTATACAACATTTACGAAAATTAAATCCTTTCGAAACACTTACTTCATTTTGGGATATATCGGTCATCATAAAATGCGTTTTTATGAAGATTATGAAAACATGTTTTTTGTTTCAAATTTTTCTAATATTAATAACAAATAAACATCCAAATTTGAGCTACAATTGTAAATATATAGAGACATATTGTTAAGCAAGAACCTAGTAAAATTGTGCAACACATTTTTTTAACAAGTTTTAATGTCTGACTTATTCTATTGGGAATATATTTATCAAAAAAATCTATATTCTCGTCAATTTCACTTCTTATTCTATTATAGTCATTTTTAAACACCATAATTTCCGACTTACTGATTGACATATTATCAATTTCGTCTACAAATTTAAGAGCCAAAGAATTCAATATAATTTCCAACATAGTTTTTGAATTATAAATAATAATAACCGAACCGATTGTAGTTAATAAACAAGAAATAATATTTATACTCAAGTAGAAATTGGTTAAAATATTAAACACGCTGCGTTTATTTTTATTAATAGTTCCTTTTGTCTGACTCAAATATTTATGATATATGATATAAAAAGTATTGAAATTAAGATATATATGGATTTGATCCGATAAATTATTGATTGAAGTTAAATTAATATAAAAAGTGAATATCGCAGCCGTTATTTTTTGATAACTTGTTCCATCTCGCGCACACAAATTAGCATTGGAACTTATAGAATAATATATTAACATAGGTGTTATAACGGTTTGAATAAATACACAAATTATCATTCTAACTCCCCCCATAACTCCCTTTTTCCAAATTCGTAAGCAAATATCATTAACATTTTCATTTTCAGTATCATTATGTAAAGGGAAAATAACGGTGTATGAATAGAACATATAATAATCTAAATTATCAATAGATTCGTCTATACGATTAAATGAGTATTTTTTAAACGCCTCAATATAGTTTTCCCCTGGAGGTAAATCTAAATTACCTAATTCTCGACTGTTCACTCTCTTTAAACCGGAAAGATTAAATTCTCCACTTATATCCCTTAGAACGTTACCACTTATAGGGATACCTGTATTAATATTATTAATTGTTAATTCTGTAGAAGACATTTAATAAATTATTATTTATTAAACGTTTTTATATCTGTTATTTCTGTACTCTTTTTCTAATTTGTTGAATAGGTATAGGAATTCCGTTGCACGTGATAAGTCCAGTAGCTGGGTCAGGAGGCAAGCAATCGGTGGGTGATTTCAAAGCATCGGGGGGTATATCTCCATTAACACCTATGTTAGTAGGGTTCTTAATGCGTTTTCTAATTTCATCTATAGGCTCTTTTATTATACCCGGCACGATAGGTACCCCATTAGCTGGTTTTTTCTTTTTACTATCTCCGCCTGGAGGAAGAGGGGAGAGCGGGGTAGCATTCAACGAGTCATCCTCGGGATCAACACATTTATATCCTTCTTGACAATGCGGGTGGGGATATTTAAAACTTTTGGGTAGAATATTAGTTATTACACCATAGTCATCGATGCATACATTTGGTGCCGAACATGTTTCGATACCCAATACACCCGATGCAGCAGGCGGAAAATTAACACCAAGTGGATGGCATTCGGAATTACCGGTGCATCTAGGTGGGTTATTACCATCATTTGTCCCTATATTGCCCGATGGGTCATAGCATACCAATGGTGGTTTACACACGCCCTGGGGTCGGGATGGAAGCGATGGTGGTTTAATCGGGACCCCTGGTATAGCAGGTAGTCCAGGGATAGTAGGTAGTCCAGGTATAGTAGGTAGTCCAGGGATAGTAGGTAGTCCCGGGATATTCGCCTGCTTTAATCCTTTTTTAAAGGTATCCCGTATTACATCCAAATCGAGTGGTTTTATAAAATTACTACTACATGGATCGTCTTTGTCTACTTCCACAAATTCACTATGGATTAATTTTCCAGAATCCCATCCTTGTGATCGTGTCTTTTTGGCTTCGTACATATTCTGATATGAAACAGAATCAAGATAGTAAAATACCTTAAAAATTAATCCCAAATCGAATACGTGTGCGTTTAATACCAAAGATGTTAATGAAGTGGCAATTGTTATTATTGCTAAGAAATAATGCTTACTTAAAATAGCTTTAACCACTATTAATAAATCGGCAACCCCCCCTAAAATAGGAACAGCAGCCATTACAAATAAGAATAAATACCCCCAGTCGCATAAGATATCATTTGGGAAATCGTATGACTTTATTTTCCCCTTCAATAAACACCCAATAAAGGAAAAAACACCCAAAACACTCTCTGTGATATTTTTTGGTATAAGCATTTTAATTAATTTACCAGGAATATCTTTTAAGCAAGGTAATTTTTTGGCAGACTTAAAAAATGTGGTGATGCCATCAGTTGCGTCACCCGCTAAATTTAACGCTCCATCAGCCGCTTCAAATAATTTTGGTGGAAATGTTATTGGTCCCGGAGCTTTAAGAAAATTAGCAGGAATGATCGATTCTGTACCAGCTAAAGGAAATTGAGGGTGGGGTATTTTTAGAGTAGGAATGGAGAATGCTGGGTTGGGTGTTATGACAGCAGTGGCAGCCGCCGCGGCCTCGGTATCATTACTACCGGATGAAGATATGGATGTACCTTCTACTATACCTCCTTGGGGGGTAGTTTCTTCTACTGAATCTATAGCTACACCTTGGATATCAGCAACTTCTGGTGTCGCGACTGGGCTATCGTCCCCCTGCTCTCCTGACGAAGACCCAGCGGCTTCCATCGCGCTTTCTTGGGCGCCTTTAGTATCGGCTTCCGCGTTCAATTTTGGAGTTACATCCTTTTTCGACGAAGACCCGGTGGCTTCCATCGCGCTTTCTTGGGCGCCTTTAGTATCGGTTTTCGCGTTCAATTTTGGAGTTACATCCTTTTTCGACGAAGACCCGGCGGCTTCCATCGCGCTTTCTTGGGCGCCTTTAGTATCGGTTTTCGCGTTCAATTTTGGAGTTACATCCTTTTTCGACGAAGTCGCTTTACCAGTCATCGCTTTTTCTTGAGCACTGTTCGGTTTTGGCTTTTTTTTAGACGATGTATCAGCTACTGAAGGGGGTTTTTTCTTTTCTTTCTTTTCTTTCTTTCCTTTCTTTCCTTTCTTTCCCTTTGGTTTACTTTTTTTGATGGGGTTTTTTTTCTTACCTCCTCCATGTATTTTATCCTTAACTATAATTTCTATAGGTACATTACTGCCTCCTTTCATTTTTGTTCTAGAAGTAATATTTAAAACATCGAATAATTTTTTTGCCTGGTCCTTTGTAAATGAGTTTTTATTAAAACCTATTTTTTTAAATATTAATATTTTTTGATTATTAGTGAGCTCGTCGTCGGCAACGATAGTAATATACTTTTCAAGATATATAGATATTAACTGGAAATCAAGTGCTAATTTTTCTATATTAATATTTATTATACCGGCGTCTTTTTTTTTTAAATCCTTGGTAATAGTTTTAAGAATTTTATAATATTTTGAATCCATTAATATATAGTAATAAATTTTTATTAGTTAGCCAATTTAATTAATTTTATAATTTTAATATTATACTAAAAATGTATATACATTTATTAGTAATACTCAATGCTAACTGATATACCTAATAATGAATGTATTATTTGTTTAGATGAAATAAAACAGACTAATGATATTTGGCTCTGCCCCCAATGTAATATAGAAATCCACAAAACTTGTTACGATAATTACGCTCGCCACCGATGTCCTCATTGTCGATATAAAATTAATACAAATAATAATCAATCGGCGGTGACTATTGTTTCACACCCACGCCATACTCATAGAATATATGATTGTAATTCATTTATGTTTATAATGTCCATGGTAATTTCAATTGGGTTTCTTGTTATAACTAGTGTAGTGGCCTGTATAATATTTATAGTCCCTGAAATATATTTTATTTTCAATTCTGGTATAAATGCCTCCTATATAATACAATATTGATTTAACAAATAATACATAGTAATAAAATCTGTTTATATAATAATAGAAATGTGTGACGTAGACGATAGCAAAGACCATTATGGGTTTGATAGAATTAATATCAGTTGTGCAAAAGGGGGTAAAAATAATAAAAAAAAATCAGTTGTAGGCATAGTTATAGGAGTCATACTTGGTGTATTGTTTCTAATTTATGTAGGCTTATCCGTATTTGCAGGATATTATGCTTGGACCGAATTTCCATCAGAATCTATTATAAATAAACTATTGAAAAGTATCGTTGGTTCTTTATTTTCGCCCTTCTATCTTTTTTATATTTTTCTAAAAATTAGTTTTTTTAAAGCTAAATAATTTTCTTATTATAATATAACATATGGTAGCCTTAAAAATTAATAGTGCAGTAGACGATATTTACCGAAAACAAGAAAATGATGACATCCATTGGATAAAATTATATTCTACAGGTATTATAAGAATTATATTATCGGTTATAGCGATTTATCTGTCTTGGGATTGTAATAAAAATTCAGGTATATTTATGAAAATTATTCTCGCTATTGTAGCCTTTTTATTTTCAGAAATTTATATTTTATATTACGCGGTTTATAGAGTTTTTATGGGAAATAGCTGTTATTAAATTAATATAATATTAATCTAAAATTATATTAACTTTTAAATAAAATGGAAAGCGTATCCGAATATAAGGACATTAGTGGTAAAATTTTATCAACTATATATCTAAATAATATAATTAATTTAAATAAAAGATTAGATTGGGACGAATATTTTACGACAATCACGCTTTTAGCATCTAAAAGAAGCGGTTGTTCTAGATTACATGTAGGCTGTACTATTGTTAAAAATAATAGACTTATTGCCACCGGTTATAATGGGTTTCTGAAAGGATGTCCTCATCGTTCACGCGTTGTAAATGGCCATGAGCAATTTACTATTCATGCGGAACAGAATGCTATATGCGATGCGGCGCAACGCGGCGTTTCCCTAAAAGATTCCACCGCCTATATAACCCATTTCCCCTGTTTAAATTGTTTTAAATTATTAATTGCTAGTGGTATTAAAGAAATTAAATATTTCTCGGATTATCATAATAGTCCGTTGGTTAAAGATATGGCTATAGAAAATAATATTAGACTAATCCAATTATAGTATATTTATAGTTTTACAATATTCTTCTAACTCTTTTCGCCGTTTCATAGATTTTAGTTTTTTTATTTCTAAAGTAATTTTAACTTTATCCCCTGTATATAAAAACTGGACATATTCTATTAGAGCGTTACGGAATGCGACTTTATATAAACCACCATCTTTTCTAGATTTTTTTTGACAAGAGTCTTTTAATGGTTTAATTTTCTCAAATTTAGATACTGTCGAAGATAAGGTTATGTTATCTAAGATGGGTTTCATATCCCTTGAATCTTCTACTAATTTAACTGATTCGGTTGATTTAATGTCTTCTGCTATTTTAGTAATGGGTTTACTTACTTTATGGGGTATTTTTTTTAATAAATTATGCAGCATGTCCTTTTCTAATTCTTCTTGTCCCGTGTCATCATAAAGAGCATATCGATAACTATTTCCTTCCCCATGAGCCCCCGCTCCCCAGTTTTCAATAACTCTAATAGGTTCTTTCAGGATATGCAAGTTTAATTTTTTTAATTCTCTTATTATTATTTTTTTGGAAGGGTTTTTAATTGGTATTGGTAACTCTAAGTATTTTTTATTATAATAATAATCTCCAAATATTATCCACTTTTTAGAGTCTGAATTAATTTTTAAAGAATAATCCTCATCTTCCTCCACAGAACCATCATATTCTCTTTCAGATGGTTCCGGTATGTATTTTGATATAGAATTGTTACCAATAAGGGAACTTAAAACACTTTTATTTTCCTTCTTAAAATTTTCATATCTGGGTTTAATGACGGATTCATCATCCATATTAGCTAAAAATATATTTATGGGCTTTTTTATATTTAAATTTTCTATAGATTTAATTTTAATTATTAATTCTAATAATTCTTTTTTTAGAACATAACCCTTTTCTAATAAGTCGGTAAATCTTGTAATATAACCCACAGAGTATAGATAACCTTCTATTTTAATTTTATCATTTTCTAAAAATATTTCTTTTTCCGCATCTAAAAAATGTGGTTCAACTAAAGTAGTAGCATCTTTACTTAATTTAATAGAAGCGTCTGCCCAATTCCTTGTAATTACTTCATTTGGTTTTTCTACATGGTCCGAGGGTATATTTCCATTAATAAATTCTTCTAATTCAAATGGATCATTACTAAGTGTAATCTCTTCAGAAGAATCGTAATTAGCTATAAGTTTTTCGGTAAATGATAAATCGTAACCAAAAAGAGCCTTTTGACTATCTATAAGTTCTTTTGGTGTATTAACTCCGAGAGGTCTATTATTATTTTTCGGCCATATCATTTCAAAATGATCTGATTTTGAGCCCGACGATTTTGTTTTATAACCTCTTAAATAAATTAAAATAGGCATTTCATTAATATCGCTATAATTAAATTTATTAATATATGAAAATTTAGTCCCTATATTATATTTAAAGCTACCATCCGCATTTTTAATAGAAGAAGAAGTGCAAATAATATTTTTATTTAAAAATAAAGATAAACAAGCAATTTCACAAATACCGGCATAGCAAGACAATTGCAATTTTTCGGAATTATGTAATAAGAAATATTCAGATTTCATGGAGTATTGCGCCATTAAAATACAGTATTTAGTAAAATCATTTAAATTGTCGGATTTAAAATCAGATATCAATTCATCAATAGTATAATTTGTAGGATTTTTAAATATTGATCTATTCCTTTTAATAGTTAAACATCTCATTAGACTGTTAAATCTATCATTATTGGTCTCGCCGCCCCTTCTTGTTAATAACCATATAAATGCTTCGGTATTATTTTCAATAGTACCAGAACTATTAATAACCTTGTATCTATTTTTGTACATATATTCACAGGTTTCAAATCTTAAATCTTTACCGATGTTTCTTAAAATTTTTGTATTAGGATAATTCCTATCTGGATTTGATAATATGCAAATATATTTAGCTACGGCTATAAATAAACAATCACCATCACCCGCATTATTAAGATAAAAAAAATTCTCTGCATCTAAAGGCTTAATTGAATTAAATTTATTGCTATAAAATTGAGAATCAATAAATAACTTTAGTTCATCTATAAACGGTTTTGATGGGTCATTTATACAAAATTCCTCATAAAGATCTATTATAAATTTGCTTATATCGATAATTTTATTTCTATTATTGGTAAGACATATCTTATTACCCTCTGAAGTTTGAAACATATATTCGCTTAATTTGCACTCTTTATACGTTGGATCTGTGGGTGATTGGTAATTAATAATTTTAGCATATAGCATTTTTAATTCTGTAAAATTTTTACAAATTCTTATAGGTGGCATATCGCGTAGATGTTCGTATAGGACTAAAAATAAAGAATATAAAGCAGATTTATCAAATTCAATTGTTTTATCTTTATTAAAAACTTTAATTTTAAAATTACAATTTTCAACTGAGTTAATTGGTCTTTTATCAAAATCCAAAAGTTTTTCGTTACAGAAATTAATTAACTTTAATAAATTAGGGCTGAGGGTATTTTTGGACTTAGTATCTAATAATTTACATTCCTCCTCAATAATATTACCTAATATATTTCCATAATCTTCTTTTGTTTTAGAAATAGGATTAGTAATATTTATTAATGGGTCAGAGTCTCTAATTTTACATTCTTTTATAGACTGCGGGGAATGGTCTTCTAGGATATTTGTCGAAAACTTTTTTACTAAATCAATTTTTGTATTGAAATTTTTTTTAGAAGAAGTGTTTTTTTCACAATAACCTTTTAATAGCTCTTCTGTGTATTTTTCTAATTTTATATCCATAGTATAAAGTTATATTATAGATATATTTTTTATTTAAACTATAAGTTTAACAGTTTTTTATATGAATTAAGAATTCTAGTAGCTTGTTTTGAATTAATAGAATAAGCATTCGATGTTTTAGGATCTATGATAACTTGGTAATTGATGTTTGTCGATTTTTGCTTACCACCGGTTAATGCCAAAGGTGCTCCAGGAGTTAATAAAGACGGTTGGGCGTTTAATTTTTTAAAATTATCAGATAAATTTTGAACTTCTTCGTCCAATTCCTTTTTATTTTCAACTAATTCTTGAGTGAATCCGGTAGAAGCCTTTTTTATTTCAGTAAGAGCTCTAATAGGATTCCCATATTCTAAATTAAATAGCGGTTCTAATTTATTAAAATTTCTTTTAAATATAACTAATATTCTACCTACATTTTTAATAAATTTAATAAGAAAATTTTTATTAACTTTTTTTAAATGTACACATATTTCGCCAGCGATCACTTTCGCATTTTTACATATACTTAAATCAGGTGCTGATGGTCCCAGAGTAATTTTAAGTGTATTTTTAAAATCTTGTTCTATTTTGTCTTTTATTCGCTTTAACCGATTAGAGACTAAATTTATAATTCCCTCCATGAGAGCATAATTTATGAGAAACGTTAGTTCAGATAGTTTCTTAGCAAGTATCTTCGGGAATTCTTCTAATGATTTACCTAAAACTTCGAACTTTGTTTGAATTGAACAAATATTTTCTATTACAGATGGGATTGTCGTATTACAAATAGTATCGTCTGTTATTTTATCAATTACATTATAAACTGCCTCATATGTAGTTAAGGCGTCATCTATAATTTGATAAACGCCTCCCAAAAATTCTTTAAATAATGAAATTGGATTTGTGGAATTAATAGAGTCTTCTAAAGAAACTTTTTTGGTAGAAGAAGTTTTTTTACTAGTTGGTTTTTTAGACATTAATATATGTTAATAAAAAAACTATATAAAGAAATTATTAATTTAAAGAGATTTACGAAATATTTATATAATTACTCGATATGGATACAAAACCTAAAAAAAGAGGCAGAAAGCCTAAAGTCGTAAAACCCACCGATGAAAAAAAAATCCCAAAAAAGCGAGGCAGAAAGCCTAAAGTCAAAAAACCAGTTGAGGAAAAGAAAAAAGTTCTAAAAAAAAGAGGAAGGAAACCTCAAAATAAATCATATGGACATAATAAAAATAAAATTTCTACAATAAAAATAAGTGATGAAAATATAATTATTCATTTACCAATTAAAAATATTAATAAAGAGTTTAATAAGGTTAATAATTTATTAAACTATAGTCCAGATATCAACATGCCTATACCCATTAACGACGATACCAATCTAGCGTTTTTATCAAAAAACGTAAATAAATCTGAAAAAAGGTTAGACAGAGGAAGTAGTGCAAAAACTACAACAGATTACTCATCTATGGAATTTGAAAAAATTATTCATGGCGATAATTGGTTTACGCCAGAGAATAAAAATTTAAAACAACTTATAAACGATAGACATAAGGAAATAGATAACTTATCGAAAAATATAAAAACAAATACATCATCTAAGCTACAAATTCAGTTCGACGAAGCCAATAAAAACAATAGATGGCCTGAAAATACAAGAATAGCTTGTTGGTGGTGTACCTATAATTTTAATAATATACCTTGTGCTTTACCAGTATCTTATTCCAATAAAGTATATAATGTAGAAGGGATTTTTTGCTCTCCTGAATGTGCTGCTGCCTATAACTTTAATACAATTAACAATAATAATATTTGGGAAAAATACGGGTTACTTAATATGCTTTATAGTAATATTTATAAAAAGAAAATCACCTTAGCCCCACCAAGAAATTCTTTAAAAAAATTTGGAGGTTGTTTAACTATAGAACAGTTCCGTAAAAAAAATTCAAATAATTGCGATTTTAAAATTGTTATGCCTCCATTAAAAAGTATCATACCTAGTATTGAATACAGCGAACATGATAGAGGCTATTCGTCTCAGCAAAAAAATCAACATAAAAAAACAGCAAACAAATACAAACTTCAACGAAACAACCCATATAATAAAAATACTTTAGAGGAATGTATGAATATTATAAAAACATAAAATCATTTTAATATTATTATATAAATATGTTACAGCAAAATATTTATATAAAAAAATTAGTAAAAGAAATTATTGATACTGCTTTAGAAAACGTAACAGACCGTAATAGCAAAAAATTTTATTACATAAAATATTCTAGTATTAAAAAAAATTATATCAGTACCACTATTTTATATAAAGATTTATTTGAGGATTTTTTAGAACATACGTATGACGTTAAAGATTTATTAAATAAAGTAATGTTTACTAAAAATATTATACCTATTCCTTTTTTAAACGGAAAATATTTGAGAGAAAATTATATTTTAAATGAATTACCTAGTGAAATATTAATTATATTTATGGATATGAATATATTGACAGAGCGGCCCACAGTAAATTATCATAATTCCTTTAGTTATATAATGAACCTATTAGGTCCATCAAATACTTCTCCGTCGCCGTGGGATCCTTCCACCGACTATTCATTAGTAAACAGTCCCTCCAACGCTACAGTAATTAATGATTTAGAAAATTCCTTAAATTTAATTTCGCAGCAACTAAATAATATTAATAGTCCTAACCAACCTATATTAAATATATCCAATATTTCTACACCAGAGCAAATTATTAATAATAATAAAGATAGATATAAGGATGAAATAAATGTATTAAAAGACATGGGGTTTTCGGATGAATATAAAATTATTGAAAGTTTAATTATAAGTAATGGGGATATTAATAGCGCGATTCACTATTATTTACAATAACTTCCCGATTATTTCCAACACGCTCGTGTGTTTTTGTTAATAGATTATCTATAAATATTTTGTAATTTTTATCAATTAGAATTTTATCTCTATATTCTTTACCAATTAAAAGCCTGATGAGATGGATAACGCATAGCATTTTTTCAGAATAATCATAAATAATTAATTTATTGAGTTTGTCTGGAAATTCTCTTACTAATACTTTTCTTAATTTTGTAAGAAATTTAATATCTAAAGTAGATTCGGTAATTGCAGTTTCTTTTAAGTTTAACAGAATTATAAATTTATTTGATGCGCCGAATTTTTTTTCAAAATATTTAATCTCCGATATAATATCCTGTAAAGCTTGTTTTTTATTATCCCCTAAACTTTTATTACAATCTGGGTGAATACATATAGTTCCATCTTCTAATTGACATAAATAATTTAAAAAATCCATATATATATATTATTAATAAAATTTTTAATAACATATTTACCCGCATAGTATTAATGAGTTTAAAATAAATATATTTATTATATTTATTATTTATAATGAGTTTAGAAATCGAAGAAGAATGCTTTACACATATAATCGACCCTGAAACAAATAAGAATGTATTATTAGAATCCGCTGTAGGCCAACAAGTTATTAAAAACTATATTGAATGTTTAAGAAACGGACCCGATTCAGAAAATATTATATCAACTAAAATGTTTTACAGTTTAGATAATACCGATAAAGAGGACGCCGTAAATGATAGAGTGGAAAATATCTTCGAGTATGCTAAAAATTTAAAATGTACACAATTTTCAGGAAAAGAATTGAAAGAAATGATTAAGGGTTCTCGGAAAAAAACTCCGATGAAAGGTAACAAGGTATGGATTCGTCGCTCCAGCGGGAAATGGCAACGCGCTGTTATAGCGGAAGTATCCCTTGACGATAATGAAGATACTAAATGTAACGTATGCTTTAAAACAAGTAGCGACAGTATTGCTTCCAAAAAAGGATTGGACTTAAGTGATATATTATTTTATTAAATTCTAAATAATTTATGATTAAGTAAGGCTTCTGTATTTGGTCGATGAGTATAGTCGATTGTAAATATCTTTAAAAAAAAGTCCTTTAAAATGTCCAAATTAAAATCGTTATTCCACGGACCTAAATAGTCGTTAATTTCTTTATCAGTTTTAAATTTAGAAGGTATTATTATTTTTCTGAATTTAGTGAATTCTTTTTTTATATTTCTTTTAATAATTGAGGTGTTACCATTTATAAATAATTTTACACCATTCGCCTTAAAAAAAAATTTGTTTATTATTACTAGGTAACTTATTACCCCAACTGCCCAAACATCACTTTTTTTCCCAAATTTCCGATCTATTAACTCGGGAGGGGAAAATGCGGCTGAAGCCATTTGTTTTTTTATAAATTTAGAATTATCATTTTTAAAACTTCTTATAGCCCCGAAATCTATTAATGAAAAATCTAAATCAGTAATAATTCTTTTATTCCTATTGATATTTTTTAGTAAAATATTACTTGGTTTTAAGTCTAAATGGGCAAAACCACTTTTATGTATACTGTGAATACATGTTAAGAATTTTTTGATGAATTGTATAGGGACATCAATAGTTTTATATATATTACTCTTTTCAAGTAAATCTTTTAGAGAAATACCATATTTTTCCAAAACAGAATATTCTTGATGAAAATTATCATTTTTCGTTATCATTCGCCCATAATCAATTACGAGACCTATATTGTTATTTATTTGAGATAGTTTATACTGGATTTTTATCCCCCGTAACTCCATTTTTATATTATCAGCTGTCTCCTTTATTTTTGATAGTCTTAAAATGATTTTATTATCATTTCTATTTTGCGACGACTTGGAAATATTATAAATATTATTGTAGCTCCCGCTATTTATTAATTTACATAAAAATAGCTTACGTGGTTTCATATCTATATAAGAAAGTAAATTGATATAACTTTGCTCTTTAGGAATTTCATCGGTGTCTACATTGATATTTATATTATTTACCATTTTTGTTTCAATAAGTTGCGTCTCCATAATAATATATAAAAAAAATAAATGTATTTTTATAACTTAATAAAGTCGGTGTATTCGATAATATTTTTATTCATTTTTTTTGCTTTTTTCAATTTTGAACTTTGAGTGCTCAAATTTTTAACTATTAAATCGGTTATTTCTTTGGTAACGACTTGTAATATTTCCCCTCCCGCGCTTTCAATATAAGTTTCAAGTTCTTTATCTCGTATTCCGCTGAAACAAAATTTTCTTCCAGAAAACTTACCCTTGGTTTTGACCATAGATTGTACTTTAAAAGTGCCATAAAGAGACTTATATAAGTTAATATAATCTGTTAATTTATCAATATTAGTTATTATTATTTGGGCGGTTTTTTCAGAAAAGCCTTTAATTTTTATTATTTTTTGATATAGAGTTTTTTTATTCAAAAGATAAAACTCCCCAATATTAGTTACTAGTAGCTTTAATCTTTTCTTCGATATTCCATTATAAACTGGTATCGCCGAAATATAATCTACAACATCGACATTTGTTAGGATATTTTGTATACTGTTAAATATTTTTTTAGCAGACTTGTCTTTAATACCTTCCGTTTTAAGTATAGTTTTATAACTATTAATTTTTATAAAATCTTTTACGCTTTTAATTCCAATTTCGAACATTTTTTTTAATGTTGATTTTTTACAAAATTCAATTCCCAAAGTTTTAACAAAATATTCCAATTGAGATAAGAAAACCTCTTTATTTGTCTCATTTGTCGTGAAAATATCTAAATTAGTATCACCCCACTTATATTCATCTGGAAAATCAGACGTTATATTAAATTTTTCCTTTACTACTTCTGTTACTTTAGGTATAACATCGCCACTTCTAATAATTTTAACTATAGCCCCCTTTCCAATTTTATTATCTATAAGATATTTAGCATTATATGCGTAGACGTTTTTAATAGTTACGTTGGATAAAATAACCGGCTCAATAAGTATAACAGGTTTTAATGATCCATTTTTAGTAGTGCTCCACTTAATGTCTATTACTGTTGATATCCCACCTTCATTATATTTTTCCATCTTAAAGGCCTTTGCATACTTAGGGTTTTTATCGGTATTTTTGGGGTAATACTTATTATCCTGTAAAATAATTCCATCAATATCAAATAAAGATTCGGCTTTAAATTTTGCTAAAATTTCAGGTAGTGATTGTTCAGTTACTTTCGTAGCTAAATATAATTTATGACGGGGGGTATCAAATTCTAAAGATACAAGCTTTTTAAATTGTTTACGAATAGATAATTCCTCTTCTGAAATAAGCTCATATGCTAAAAATTGACAAATGGCTATTTCTTTTGTAATTTTTTTTCTATTTGTAATTCCCATAGCCATATTTCTAGCATTTGAGCCTAAATATGAAAATTTAGCCCAATTTTTTTTAGAAATAATAAGTTCACCTCTTATATAGGTATTATTATCAACATTAGTTAAAATATCCGAAAGGCTTTTACCATCTGATGTTTTAATATGTTTTAGGAACCTACTTAAATCTTTTCCATAAGTTCCATTCCCTCTAGTATATGCAACTTTCATCTTATTTTTCCTCCCTATTAACATACTAATACCATCTAATTTAGATGAAATTAATTTATTATTTTTATATTTTTGTAAGAAAGTTGCTAATTTAGCCTGTCCTAATTTTAATTTATCCATGGAACCCATATGAACAGGTAACTTAACCTTTTTACCTACAATTTCCGAACCAATTTTATCACTTTTGATATTTGACGAATTCTCATAATAATAATCACTTATTTTATCATAAACCATATCACTTACTATTTGATGTTTTGTACTATAGTAATATTTGTCAAATATATCAAGCGCTTTTTTGATATCTTTTAGGTTTTTTTTATTTAGAAATCTTTTTGTATTATTTTGAATAGAATTGTATATTTTAACTTCGTCCCCAAGATTGACAACAACTACATAATCAATTATATTATTCAATTTACCTACAAGAGTTTTTATTAATTTATCTCTTTTTTTGGCGGTCACCATACTAATTTATAATAAAAAAAGATATAAAATAATCAAATTTAATTTATATGCACCTTTCTTTCAGAGCAACACGAATAAGAATATGATTAATACTGGAAATTAATAGAAAATTCATTAAAATAACCCATTTTAATAGGAGGGGTACTCTCCATACTATAAATTAAATTAGTAGTAGTATCTAGTAAATATTTATCTCCATCATCATAGAGATAAATACTGTTTTCATAATTAATAGTATTTTGTTTGTTGTCAAATTTAATACTATACGTGGAAACAGAGATATTGTCGTTGATAGTTAAAAATCTTGTAGTTTTATTCCTCTTTCTCCTATGAGCCTTGTGGTCACATCGATGTAAGCCACAAAAATTAGAACCATTTTGATTTTTCCTAGTGCATTGTGAACCACCATTTGTAATTGCTCCGCAATAATTCTTTTTAAAAATAGATTTATCTTCAACCTTAATTTTTAGATTAAGATTGAAAGTTTCTTTAAAAACGGTTTCATTATTTATGAAAGTGTTTATATTCTTGATAAAATTTCTTATAAATCGTTCATCCATTATGACTTAATTAATTAGTCATTCAAAAAAAAATCAAATTTTTGTTATCCTTGATATTTTCTATAGTAAAATATTATTTGTAATCATGAAGGCTTCTAACTCTTCGTTGTAAAAATACTCTCTATAAATACCTGGTGTTAAATCTGTATATATTTTACTAGATGAATTCAAAATCACTTCATTAATAGGTAAATTTGAATGAGGATTTAAAACTTTATTATCGGTCGTTTTATATTCCTTGGGAACTATTTCTTCCTCGTCTACCCAATCCTGGATAATACCTACAATATTTTTATTCTCATTAATTAAATAATTTTCACCATAAAAATATACTTTAAATAAATCCACCGAATTAAAATCGTTGTCTCTAATTCTAATATTTATTAATAGATTTACGTTGATGTCCTTGATATATTTAAGTAATTCAGTTCTGCTATTTTTAGTGGAATATTTTTTTATAGTTTTTAGTATGGTTTTTTTTTCGTCGACTGTTATAAAATTGCGGTCTATTTGGTTTTTATCTAACACTCTTTGATATAAATCTTCTAAACTACAATCTTTATATTCCCTTGTAATCGTTTTAATACTGGCATCACAGTCCATTTTTGTAAAAGACATTCTTATTATTAAATTCAGTTTTTTAATTGGTTTTAATATCTTACTCTTACAAAATTCGACATGATTTAAATCAATAGTGGTTTCTATATGTTTATCATACTTCTTGTATCGGTATAATAATTCTTCAGGTGGATAATCGTCGACTTTACCATATTTTAATTTTCGCAAGTGTGTTTTACACAACCCTACACTTAAAATATTTCTGGAACATCGTTTATTTATATTTGGTAGTTTATTACAATTTGCAAGGTCTTCTATTCTGGCCATACATTTAAATTTACCTATAGTAAATTTAAATTTGATTTTAAAACCCGAAATATTTAGTAGTTTCTCTTCATATAATTTTATTAACAATAATATGTGAGAATACATATTAATATTAAAGTGAGAACTAAATTACAAATCAAATTATTTTTTATTAATTTTGGCTAAATAGCCTAGATATAACTCTCTTAGAATTTCTAAATTGGGTGGGGTATTAAATGGTGACGGAGAATTAGGAATATGAGG